ACACTTGCAGCTGACTCCAAAGCTGCTGGACGTTGGGAGTCAAATCATGGGGGCGAGTATTTTGCTGCTGGTGTGGGTGGGGCTATTACTGGTCGCGGTGCCGATTTACTTATTATTGACGATCCTCATTCTGAGCAGGATGCGCTCTCGCCAACCGTTTTAGATTCACACTACGAGTGGTACACTTCAGGTCCACGTCAACGTTTACAACCAGGTGGCTCGATTGTTTTGGTCATGACACGTTGGTCAACAAAAGATCTTACTGGCCGACTGCTCGAGGCCCAGGCTAAAGATTCAGCTGCGGATCAATGGGAAGTGGTAGAATTTCCTGCAATCATAAATGACAAACCCATGTGGGGTGGCTTTTGGTCCATGGACGGATTACAAAGCGTCAAGGCTTCTATACCTTTAACCAAGTGGCAAGCACAATGGATGCAAGCACCAACGTCTGAGGAAGGTGCAATCATAAAACGTGAATGGTGGCGCGAGTGGGAAGATGACAATATACCTGAACTAGAGTTTATTATACAATCGTATGACACAGCGTTCAGTAAAAAAGAAACAGCAGACTATTCTGCTATCACAACGTGGGGTGTGTTTAATCCTGACGAAGGTGGACAAAAAGGTTTAATATTACTAGATGCAAAAAAAGATCGTTGGAACTTTCCTGAACTAAAAGCCGAGGCTATGGAACAATATAAATACTGGGAACCGGAGATGGTATTGGTAGAAGCCAAGGCATCTGGTTTACCACTAACTCATGAGTTGCAAAAGATGGGAATACCTGTTATAAATTTTACACCCTCTAAAGGAAATGACAAACATGCGAGGGTAAACAGCGTAGCTCCCCTGTTTGAATCAGGAGCTATATGGGCGCCCAAAAAATTATTCGCCGAAGAAGTCATAGAGGAATGCGCAGCATTCCCATTCGGTGATCACGACGATTACGTGGATTCAACCACGCAAGCTCTAATGAAATATAGACAAGGTTATCACATTACGATAAAAGATGACTTTGAAGACGAAGGAATAGACAAAGCTAGGAGGAGGGCTTACTATTAATGGTCGAAGTAAGAATACGAAACAAACCAGACAATCCAAATAGAACATCACGTCAGTTCACCAGTCCACAAGACATGAACATAGTACCTGCAGAAGGTCCAAGCCGTTTTCAACGTGGTGTCAATATGATTACAAACGCACTTGGTAATACAAAAGATAGAGCTGCTGATTATTTTAAAGCAGCTGATGCTGCAAGAACAGGTGGTTTTACTTTCTCTGTTCCAACTGACGTTGGTATGTCTAACATTTATTTTGGTAAACCAACAGAGTATGATGCTGATGCAAGAAGATATCTTACTAATGAGCTTGTTAAAGGAACAGAAATTGTAGGCGATATGATTCAATTGCCTTTTGAAGCTTTAGGGCAACGATTAGGATTTGATGTAGGTTCTGGTCAAGGGTATGGTGATTTAGATCAAATACTTGCAATGTCACCAGAATTTGGTGGATTTAGAAATCCTTTTTTTGATGAAGCTTATGGTGCAAAATTAGAAAACACAATTAGAGATATAGGAAGCAACGTTCCACAAAGTTTGGACGAATTAATTCTCTCTCCTGAGTATCAGGCTTATTTACGTGGACAAGGATTTAATATTCCTAGTGGATTTAATATGGAACAATTTTATTCAGACCTAGTAGAACCTAGGTTAGATTTAGCAGGTGTTCCTTATTTTGATATTGAAGATTCAGCTGATGATTATTTTGCAACGCGAATGAATCCAGAATTAGATACATATTTACCTATGCAAGGATTTGAAACTGAACAAGATTATCGCGACGCTGTTTATGAAGATTATCTAAAAGATGTTTTGCAACCTGCAGAGTCAAAAATATTACAAGAATTAACTGGTGATTATTATGATCAATTAGATCAAAGAAATATTTCTAATTTTGCTGAGCAAATGGGTATATCAGAAAATTTAGCTTCAAACGTTTTACTTGGAACTGAAAAGGATATTGATGCAGGTTTATTTACAGATTTGATTGAACAACCTGAAGTGGGTGGTGGAGGCATCTTTGATGCAATGATGTCAGAGTATCAGACACCAGAAGGAGAAGCTTTCTTTAACGATCCTACAATGTCATTACTTGGTCTCTTATTTGGAACAAGACCTTCATCAAATCTATTCAAAGCAGCAATAAGATCTAGTCCTATTATTAGAGGAACAGTTGGTCAAATGTATCCTTCAACCGCAGGCTTAGGTTTATACATACCAAAGATTAGAGCAGGTAGATTTAGAGTTGGTGCAAGTCCTACACCACGTGCAGTTGCTCAAGGTTTAGCTTTATTCGACACCGAAGATGAATAGAATATTAAGATCAATTGTAAGTGGTCTTAGTAAGAGAGATCAAAGAGATCTAATAAAATTAGCAGACTCAGCAAATGTACCTGGATCATTTAACACCTTTAGAAGCACAAGAATTAATCCCATAACAAACAGACCTATCACTGCTTTAAATAATCCTCAAAAAGAATTTATCTCTAATTATTTAAACGTGCCATTTTCTACTGTTGGTAAATATGGAAATATTAAAGGAACAAAAATAACTCCTACAGACGAAACTAAAAAGAAATTAAGTGAGATAGCCACACAACAAAGAGCAGAGGGTGTAGGTTTAAATTTAGCTCCTTTCAATATTATAAGATCAGAAAAAGCAGCTAACAATCCATCTTTGGTTGCAACTGGTTTAGAAGGACCATTAAAATCAGCAATAGCTCGGTTAGATACATCACTTCGTGATGATACAGGTATAGTAAAAGGTGCCTTATCGCAATATAGATCCGATCTTGGGTATTACGATTTGACCAAACAACAAATGGAAGATTTGTTAAGTCCTAAAAATGTAAAAAAATATGTCGACACTTCCAAACAATATAAAAATCAACTTAACAAAGTAGTAAATCAAATAGCTAGTTACAAAACTGACAAAAATCAACCAGACAAAAAACTTGTTAAATTAATGACAGATTACACAAATCTTGTAGGAGGATCTAATCCTGAATACAATATACAAAGAGCTTTGACATTTGGACATCCATCCGGCATTGCTGCCAATCTTGATTATTATCTCAACACAGGTAATCAAACAGCAAAAATGTTGTCAAGAGATCCAAGGTTTTTAACAAAGATGCAAGCTGAGGTTGGTCCGTTAAATATTGGTAAAGAAAAAATAGATCGTGGTATATTAGCTGCACTTAGTAATACTGAAAATAAAGTTACAAAAAAAGGATTAGCTGAAATGCGTAAACTATACGATATGTCAGGATTACAATCTATTTTGCCTGGTCAAATATATCAGAAGATGTATTTAGGAACCAATAATCCAGAACTACAAATGGATTTTTTACGAAAAGCAATAAATGTAGGATCAAAACCTTTTGGCAAAATGACACAGAAAGATATACAAAACATAATGTTTGGTAATAAAAAATTAAGCGACTTTGGTTTTAACCGTGGTGGCATAGCGAGTTTATTAGAGTAATGGTTTTAGCTAGAGTATTAGGACCACTACGTCAGTACGCACCAAAGATTGCAGCACCAAAGGGTAAAGGATCAACTACAAAACTTGATTTAGATAAAGCTGCAGTAAAAACATTCACTGTTTTTGATGAAGCTGGTTTACCAATCAAAGATTTTAAAAGTGAAAAAGCAGCTAGAGATTTTTTACGTGGTGATCCAACGGCAAACAAGTACACTGTAGGCACAAAACCACCTGTACAAGCAAAAGAAGACGCTCCAGCACTGTTTTACAAGTCTAGAGAGGCCTTAATTGACGCTCCAATGGAGAAAATGTCAGCAGATAGGTGGTTGGCCTACCTAAATGCACGAGGAATTAAGAAATCTGAGCTTTTAGACACGTCCCTTGGGCCTTTTTTACAGTCTCAAGGCACAAAAACCTTTACAAAAGCCGATATAATCAAGGAATTTGACGAAATTTCACCAAAATTAAGCGTCTTGGCCCTTGGACAACCGGGATCTAGAGGTATATTGGCAAATATGGTCAAAAATTTACAAAAAGTAGATCCAAAAGCTGAAGATCCACGTGTAGGAGGCTTTTTATCCTACCTTCGTGACTCATTGCCAGGCATAATTCGTGAAGAAAAGATAAATCAACAGTCTTTAGATAAAGTTGCAGCAAATGTAGATCAATATATGCAAAAAGTTTTTGGTGTTAAAAGTGCTTTGAATGAAGGTGTGGCATTAACCTCACCTGTGCCTTTCAAAGTTCGTGAGCCTTTGATAAATTTAGCCGCGGCACTTGATAGACGTGGTGTTGGTTTAAAACCAAAAGATGTTGCGCGTAAACCTCAATACTCAGGACAACAAACAATGCCAGGTGGTGATAATTATCGTGAGTTTTTGTTTAAATACGAACCTGGTAAACTTAGAACTGGTGAACCAACATACACCTATGCACATGACTTTGGATTAACATCATCACAAAGAGCTGGAGGCGTTGTGCACGCACGTGTATCAGATAGAACAGATGAATTTGGTAGAAGACTAATGTTTGTAGAAGAAATACAATCAGATATGCATCAACCAATACAACGTGCACTCAGAGAAGCTAAAATTACAGGAAGTAAACCTGATCGTTCTCAAAGTTATGCATATCGTCAAGATATGCCACCTCCACCAGAGTTAGCAGCAAACAAACAACAATTGGATTTGATAAATCTTAAAATAGAAAATTTATTAGCTACAAATCCTAGATCACCTGCACTACCTAAATTAAGACAAGAACGTGAGAAAATTAGAGTTATTATTGCTGAGTCTATGACCAAAGAAGGTAAACAAGGTGGTGATGTAGCCATGGGTCCTTTTCAATCATCAAAAGAATACATGGAGTTTGTCGCAAAGTACTTAGTGCGTGTAGCAAAAGATGGTGACTATGATGGTGTCGCATTTTCAACGCCTGCAATAAAAAATCGTAACTTATCTCCAGGTGGCAGAGATTACCAAGGTAATGTCGCTGCGTATGGTCCCATACTCAACGGTGCTTTAAAAGAAGCATCTAAAAAAACAGGTGCAAATTTGTTAAATACTGTTATAAAGGATGATAGGGGCAGAGTTTTTGGGCAAGTCAAAATGTTAAATCTCAAAGATAATAAAAACGTAGGAAATAGTTTTTCTGCGTATGCGAAGGGTGGAATAGTAAATGGCAGATAAAACAAAAAATCAAATAGACAAAGCAATGGACGCTGTAGAAAAAGCGTTAGACATAGAACCACTAGGTGAAGAAATACAATTTGAAAAAAGTGTAGACTTTGATGGTTTTGAAATACAAGAAGATGGAAGTGCAGAGATAGTAGGTGAGCAACCAATAGATCAATCACAAATTCCTTTTGATGCAAACTTAGCAGAATACATTGATGAAGATCAATTAACCAAGTTTTCAACTGACTTGGTAGGTGATTTCGAAGGCGATCGAGAATCCAGAAAAGATTGGGAAGATACCTATATCAAGGGTCTTGATATGTTAGGCTTTAAATACGAAGATCGAACACAGCCTTTCGAAGGTGCGTCAGGGGTCGTACATCCTTTATTAGCTGAATCTGTTACGCAGTTTCAAGCCCAAGCTTATAAGGAACTCCTCCCCCCAAGCGGCCCCGTACGCACACAAATAGTTGGTGATTTAACACCAATGGTTGAACAACAAGCAGAACGTGTCAAAGAATATATGAACTATTATATTCTAAATGTTATGGAAGAGTATGATCCTGAAATGGATCAGTTATTATTCTATTTACCACTATCTGGTTCAGCATTTAAAAAAGTTTACTATGATCAAATATTAAAAAGATGTGTAGCAAAATTCGTGTCAAGTGAAGATTGTGTAATTAATTACGCAGCTACAGATTTAGATCAAGCAGAAAGAATTACACACATAGTAAAAATGTCATCTAATGAGTTAAGAAAATTACAGGTATCTGGTTTTTATCGTGATGTTCCAGTTACATCAGGAAGTGTTAATACATCAGATGAAGTTGAAGATAAAATTAATGAATTAGATGGTGCTACTGCATCAAGCGAAGATGATGAACATGTTATTTTAGAAATGCACGTTGATGCTGATGTACCAAATTTTGAAGATACATCTGGTATAAAACTTCCTTACATTGTTACTATAGATCAATATTCTTCTACAATATTATCAATAAGAAGAAACTATGAACCAAACGATCCAACATTTAAAAAGAAACAATATTTTATACACTTTAAGTTCCTCCCTGGATTAGGCTTTTATGGATTTGGCTTGATTCACATGTTAGGTGGATTGTCAAGAACTGCAACAAGTGTTTTGCGACAGTTAATTGATGCAGGTACTCTTGCCAATCTACCAGCAGGATTTAAAGCACGTGGTATGCGTATACGTGATCATGATCAACCTTTACAGCCAGGAGAGTTTAGAGATGTAGATGTCACAGGACAATCTATAAAAGAATCTTTACTACCTTTACCATATAAAGAACCATCACAAACATTGTTTGCCTTACTTGGTTTTGCTGTCGACGCGGGTAAAGCATTTGCTGCAATTGCAGACATGAAAATGGGTGAAGGTAACGAACAAAATCCTGTTGGTACCACATTGGCATTGTTAGAACGTGGCACAAAAGTTATGAGTGCAATACAAAAGAGATTACACTTTTCACAAAGAAAAGAGTTTAAGTTATTAGCAAACTCAATTAAAATGTTTACACCACCTGAGTATCCGTACCAGGTTATCGGTGGTAACAGAATGATTAAACAAGCTGATTTTGATGATCGTGTTGACATCATACCTGTTAGTGACCCAAATATATTTTCTATGTCACAGCGTGTTATGTTGGCACAACAACAATTACAATTAGCACAATCTAATCCTCAAATGCATAATTTACGTGAGGCATACAGACGTATGTATCAAGCAATGGGCGTAGATAATATTGATGCAATATTAAAACCAGATCAAAATCAACCAGCACCAATGAGTCCTGCTGTAGAAAATGCCATGGCCATGAAAGGTAAACCATTGAAAGTATTTCCACAACAAGATCACTCTGCTCACATGAAAGCACACGCTGAATTTATGTTTACAAGAATGGTGCAAATTAACCCACCACTATATTCTATGTTGCAATCACATATGTCAGAACACATAGCAGCGATGGCTGGTATGCAAGTTCAAAAACAATTTGCAGAGCAAGAACAGAAATTACAAATGGCAATGCAACAAAGTCAAATGAATCCTCAGATGATGCAGCAATTACAAATGCAAGCACAACAAATGGCTGTTGAAAAAGCAAATGCAATTGCAAAGATTGAGGCTGAAATTACGACTCAACTTGCACGAGACGAAGAAGAAAGAACTAAACGTGAGCAACAAGATCCTCTTGTAAAATTAAAACAACAAGAGATAGATTTAAGGGCAGCAGAGGTAATGTCGCGTCAACAAGACATGCAGACTAAAACAGTCATGAATGCCGCAAGACTTGACATGGATCGCGATAAGATAGAAGCTGATACTACCATTAAATTAATGGAAACAGCTGATCGTATTGACGATAGAGCTGCAAAAAATGCTTTGAATAATTTAAAAGAAAATGTTTCTTTAACTAAAGAAGCAATGAAAAACGAAACAACAGCGAGGGTAAATGTCAGACGAGATAACGAAAGTGAAGAAAATTAGTGACGCAATGCAAGAAATTGATACTCTTGCAAAATCATTATCAAAAAAGTCAGAAGATGATTTATTAATTTGTGCAGCTTTGTTAGCTGTAACCAGACAACGTTATGTTGAAACTTTGGGTAATGAACATACTTCTTTTATTTTTCAATCTGTTGTAGAGTCTTTTGATTATTACAACAATTACGGGGATGATTTAGACATCCCTGTAACAATACACTAGGAGGTAACTATGAAGTTATTACAAGACCTGTGGGCCCACCTTAAAGAGTGGAGCGATTGGGGTATGAAAGACTGGATTAAAGCCGGTATCGTAGCCGTAATCGTAATTATTGTTCTACAGTCAATGATAGGTGGTTAATGAAACCTTTTGTTGATAGACAAAGAAAATATATGGAAGCTCAGAAAGCTGCACGTGATGAGCGTGCAGCTGAAGAGCGTAAATTCATGACAAGTTTCAATCCGAACAAAGCGGATAGAAAAGATTTTACAAGATTTAGAGAAAATTTAAAAAAACAAGCAGCAAAAGCTATAGGCGCAAAATTTAATCCAAGCGGCAGTATTGGAATTATGGGGTCTAATAAAGCTGCAGCATTTGACGCATTGTATACTAAACCTTATCAAAAAATGATGAATATGTATATGCGTACTAACCCAAAAGATTATCAAGAAAACTTTCCCTATTCTTTTGCCATACAAAGAGCACTACCAATGGCAGCAGAAAAAGCAGTGGGAGCTTTAACGGGCATACCATTTTTAAGTCAAATGTTACCAAAGAGAACAAATGAATTATTAGGTGATTTAAGTTACTTAGATTACAGACCAAATAGATTAATGAATTTACCAGAGGGTTTTGCTTTTGATGATGGTAATGAAGCACTACTAGAACTTATTGAACAAATAAATCCATACGAAGCAAACTATAGACCTTTCTTCCCAATGCAAGTACCAGATTATTTCTATCAGTTTATGGATAACGAAATGTTACCATTTATTATGGGTATGAAA